AAATATACCAAAAAAATATGTTATAGAATCTGGAATAGATGATACAAAAGAACTTAAAATTGAAGCAAAAGAAAAGAAAATAATAATAATGGAGAAATAATATGAATTTAGATAAAATAAGAAGTATGACAGATGAGGAATTAAGAAATTATCTTAAAGGATTAACAGACAAAAAAGATAATAAATGTTGTAAATGTGGAGCAAATGGAAATTTTGCAATATTTATTAAAAATATAAAAGAATATCAGCAAAAGAAATTGTGTTGTTTATGCAATAAATGCTATGAAGAATTGTTAGATTATTTAGAAATTGATGATGTTATATGGGGGTAAAAAATGATAAAGATATATGACATCGGTAATACAAGAGCAGAAATTAAAGTTGAAAAAGGAACATCATATCATGAGATGTTATTAGGGGCAGAGATGTTAATAGAAATATTAGTAAAGGATAAAGGCAACAAATTTGAAGATGTAATTGAAGATATTACAGCAATATATATGAGGGATAATAAGGAGAAAGACAATGAATGAAATATCTGTGGCAATAAATGAAAATGGAAGATTATATTATACGGAACAATTTGTAAAAAAATTATCACAACAAAGTATTGAAAAAGATAAAGAAATAGATAGATTAAATAACATTATAACAGGATATAATTTAATATTAAGAGATATAAGCAATGAATGTTATGAAAAGAAAATGGAAACAGGAGATGCTGGATATTATGATATTATGGAAAAAATTGATAAATTGATTGGAGAATAAGTAAATATGAGTGAAGAAATAAAAGAATTGCATATAAAAACTTATGATGAATGGTTAAAATATTATAAAAATGCTACAAAAGAACAAGTTATTGAAGATTTAACTCGAGATGTTCAATATTTTGCAGATGCTGTAAAAGATATAGGAGATTTACAACAAAAAGTAGAACAATTAGAAAAAGAAAATGAAAAATTAAAGTATTTAGTTGATGATAGTAATATAATAAAAGCATTTATTGTTGAACATAATAAAGTAGAACAATTAGAAAACATAAGAAAAGAAGCAATAAAAATAATAAAAAAACAAATGCCTATATGTATAATGCCTAATAATACATTGATACATGGAGCTGAAAAAGCAAAAGTGTTGGAGAATTTATTAAACATATTAAACAAAGGAAGTGAATAACATTAAATCTTTAAATAAAAGTATGAAAAACAAAAATGATGAAAGATACACACCACCTATATTAGTAAAGCCGATTTTAAAATATATAAAGCCAAAATCTACAATATGGTGTCCTTTTGATACAGAAGATAGTGAGTTTGTTATAGCATTTAAAGAATTAGGATATGATGTAATATACACGCATATAGATAATGGTGAAGACTTTTTTGAATATGAACCAAGCGTTGATTATGATTATATAATATCTAATCCACCTTTTAGTAAGAAATTAAAAGTATTAGAAAGACTTTATAAATTAAATAAGCCATTTGCGATGTTAATGAATATTGAGTGTTTAAATTATCAAATAGTCGGTGAGTTCTTTTTAGATAAGGATTTACAATTATTAATTGTAGACAAGAAAGTAAGTTTTGATGGTAATACAGCAAGCTTTAATACAAGCTATTTTTGCAAAGATATATTACCAAAAGATTTAATATTTGAACATTTAGAGAATAATAATACAGGAAGTAATTTTATACCTTCAAGAATGATGAAAATAGATAAAGAGGTTAAATAAATGAATGACCCTTATAATGGAATTAAAAATGCCATAAATCAATATAATGAGCATGTTGACTATTTAAAGAAACAAATAGAACAATTACAAAAAGAAAATGCGGAATTAAAAGAAAAGCAAAAAGAGAAGGTATTTGTCAAAAATAAAAACTTATGATATACTTTAATTGAGCATCAAAGAAAGAAGGGTTAAATATGCTACAACAAGCAATAAACACAGGAATAACCTTCGTTGTAAGCAGTATTTTAGGTTATTGTGTAAGTGTAATTAAAAATTATAAAAAGCAAAGAAATGAGATTATGGAAGAATTTGCTCAGTTAAAAGAAAGTCAACTAATGGACATGCGTAGTGACTTAGCAAGTAAATTCTATGTATATGACTCAATGGATGAAGTTGAAGATTATTTAGTAATATCGTTCCAAGAGAAGATGCAAAGATACTTTTTACTTGGGGGAAATTCATATCTTCATCAACTTTATGAAAAATCAAAACAATGGCGTGTAAAACCAACTGGCTACTTAAAGTAGTCTTTTTTATTGACTTTAAATATACTTTTTTGATATAATTTAATTGGTATAGGTGGTTTGAAAAGATGTTTAATGACGGGTAGGACACCACTTATACCAAAAAAACCTATCTGTCATTAAGCGTCTTTTTACTTTATACCTAGACAGCAGGTGTAATATGTCAAAGAAAAAGAGAAAACAATTTAGAGACTTTGAAAGTAGTGCAATATACGAAGATTATAAAGAACCTTATGTATGTCTAACAAAAAGCATGTTAGAAAGTGAAAAGTGGCATTTATTAGGTTATCCAGCACAAACAATTTATGTTTATATGAAATTATGGTCTTATGGTAGACAACAGTTTCAGTTTTCATACAGATTGGCTTTAAATGTTTTTAAAAGTTATGCTACATTTAAAAAAGCAATAGATGAACTTATTACTAATGGCTTTATAGAAATAATAAGAATATCACGCACTCCAGGCATAGGCACAATATACAAGTTTTCAGACAAATGGTATAACTAAATACTATGGTTATATATTATTTGCAACATATAATGTAAATGTTTTTGATATTTCTATTATTTGCAACATAAAGTGTAGCACTTAAAACAAAAAATAAAAAAAACAAAAATTTTCTATTATTTGCAACACGATATATAGCGATAGTGCTACATATAATGTAGCCTTGAAAAACTTAAATTTGACATTTTATAAATTTATGATAGAATACACCCTCAAACGGGGGTGGAATTAATGAAAAAAGAACATTATTACTTTGATATGCCACAAGAAACATATAATTATATTATAAAAAGAGGGATATTGAAGCAAAGCAGAAAAGAGAAAACGATACTTGATTTATGCTTAAAGGGTTGCTGTTTAAAAGAAATTATGATGGAAACTGGGTACTCAGAAAGAACAGTTAGTTATAGAAAAAGAGATATTTATGACAAAATAAAAGAATATTTTTTTATAAACTAAATTGCGGAAATATGCGGTTATTTGCAATTATTTGCGGTATATTTGCATGATATAGCAATGCAATTGTGTTAATATAATCCCCACATGGGGTGAAATTATGATAGAAAAGCTAAAAATAAAGGCTATATATGATGATTTTTTAGAGAATGTAAATTTAACAGACGAACAAAAAAGAATATTAGATATGTTAATTAAAAGAGAAACAATAGTTAAGATAGCTATGGAGATTGGAGCAAGCCAAAGAACAATAAATTATGAGATAAAAAAGATAAAATCTTTATGGAATGATTATTATAATTTACAATTATTAAGGGTAATGTTGTTGATACAATAATTACTCTTTTTTTACGCTTTTTTAAAACAAAAAAATAATAAAATGATAATGGAAGGAGACAAAAGCTGAAAGCATTTTTAAAACAAATGTGGTTTGCTAGTCTGCTTCCTTTTTTAGTTAAGGAGATGGAAAAATGTATAATTATATGAATTCATATAATAGACAAGCTGATTTAGATCGTATTAATGCACAGATGAATGAGTTAGAAAAAATAAAAGCTCAAATGCAACAGCAACCAATCCAACCTAATATTAATCAAACTTTTCAATTAGCTCCTACTAATAGGGAAGTAATAAGGTATGCTTCGAATATAGAGGAAGTACAAAGAGATTTGGTTATTGGAGATACGCCTTATTTTAGCAAGGATATGTCAGTTGTATGGATTAAGAATACAAAGGGGGAAATTAAAACCTATGAACTAACGGAGATAATTCCTAAAGATAGTAAGGATGTAGAAATAGAATATCTAAAAGCCCAGATAGAAGAATTAAAGAAAGGTGCGAGAAGGTATGAATCAAATGATGATGAATATATTGATGCAACAGTTGAAGATACGCAATCCACAAGCTCTAAAGAAGTACGAAGAGCTAAGAGGAACTAACGGCAATCCTCAAGAACTTTTAAATCAAATTACAAGTAAATACACACCAGAACAAATAAAACAATTTAGACAAGTAGCAAATAGTTTTGGTGTTACGAACGAACAATTAGATAAATATGGTATTAATGTGAAATAGCATTAATATAAAAAGAATAGATAAGGAGGTGAAAAAATGAACGGAAACGGAATACAACCTACAGTAGAACTTGCTACTACAAATGGTAACGGATTCTACCCATACCCAGTAATGACTGGTGGATATGGAAATGGTGGATTTGGTGGATTCGGTGGAGACGGAGCTTTATGGATTATCTTATTACTAGCTTTATTTGGCTGGGGTAATAATGGTAACGGAAACGGTGGATTCTTTGGAAACAACGGATTTGACAACGGATATGCTTGGCTTTCTAACGGACAAAAAGAAATTATGCAAAACACAAACAACGGATTTGATACATTGCATTTAAGCAACCAATTAGAAGGCAATAGAGATGCCATCAATAACTTATCTACTCAATTATGTAACTCTACTTATAGCATAAATGACAGCATAAAAGATGGATTATACGGCTTAAATACTTCATTCTTAAACTGTTGCTGTGATAATAAACTTGGCATAGCTGACTTAAAAGCAACTGTAATAAGTGAAAACTGTGCAGACCGTGAGGCATTAAGCAATGGTATTCGTGATATTATAGCAAGCCAAGTTGCAGGAACACAAAGAGTGTTAGACCAATTATGTCAAGATA